GGCTAGTATGAAGGGCACCACTAGGAACCCCGCCGCACACAGTGGCCCAAACATCGCCGACTACGTGTGTTACTTTCTGAGTAAACTCATTAATAAGGTGTTCTATCACTCGTTTCAGCTCATGATAAGTAGGATCATTTTTGTCAAAATAACGAATTCGTGAGGAAAAGAACAAATTAATCAAAACATCACAAAGCGACTGGTCCAACTTCGTGACGTCGCCCTCATTAAGCTCATAGTCCTCCAGAGTGTCCTTAACACCCAACATCTCCAATAGGGCATCCATTCCACCACTAGACCACGTCCGACCTATCCCAATTGAGCCACGGAGCTCAATCATACGAGTGATCCCAATGACATGCTCGAACAAAATAGTTACGAGGTTAGGAATGACGAATATGCGACCTTTCGCCCTCTTCGCTGCCACACGATCTGGACTTTCACAGAAGTAAATTTCTTGCTTATAAGAAACCTTAAAGGTGGTAATAGGTACTTCACCTTTAGTGAAAAAGTTGACGAACTGTTCCATGGCAGCCGGCAACACCTCAAACTTCTTACCATTAGGATTACGCTTGGTCGGAATGTCACAATAAGTACCCTTTTCCACTTTCTGATCAGCACTTACTCCGCTGGCACTACCAAGATACATGCCGCGAACAATCTCTTCTAAATCAAACTGACCAATGTGCTTTCCGATCTCCTGATTAGCACCACACAAGTGAGTAACCATGTCTACGGCCAATGGAAAAAGATGAGACATGGCTGCGGCAGAAGGAGAAAGTCCTCGAACAGGTCGGCAATAAGAAGTAACAACATCGTACAGCTTACTCATGCCACTATCATGAAGGTTGGCACTGGAAGAAAAAGCAAGGCCTTGCCGAGCCCAATAGAGGGGTGAAGCCGCTTCGTAAGCAAGCTGTGTCAATGACTTCATCCCAGTGTTCGTAGAATCCTTTATGAGCTTAGGAATATCAAGGTATGAAAATGGCTTAAGGCGAACACCTCCAACAGAAACCTCAAGGTCAGAAAAGTATCTCATTTCAGCTGCAACCAGTATTTCCTTAACGTCGGACCGAACTCCTGGCATAACGATCGCCTCAGGGGAAGAAACATAGCGATAGGGACCTTCGATCAACGCACAATTATCTGATAAAGAGAAGGCTCGTCTGACTTCATTCAGAAAGCTAGACTTAACACGGAACGTCGGATATCCATCCATGCCAAGAATAAAATCCGTATCTATCTTTTCAAGTATTCTAAAAAAACGTTCAGCCCGGGGGACGAACCTATGGCCTTCGTAAGCCAGAACCTCATAGACCCATCCTTGAGTACTGGAATGAACGCCCTCAATACGAAAATTGCACTTACATTGACGATCTGAGCTTTGGCGGTACTCGTCACATTCGTGCCAATGAGAAAACTTGAAGAGATTCGGGAAGTCCGAAAGATGATGATGCATTAGGCGTTTCACAAGAGATTCGTTTTTGAACTGTTTACGAGCGATTTCTTGCAGGGCGAACGTGATACACTGATTCGCCACGGAT